ACTTTGAACTGCTATAGTTGGATTGCTAACCCCACGCACATCTAAATCAAATGTGCTTGTTCCACTGCCAAGAGCAGTATTGTCATCTAATGTTTCAAACTGTACACTATCAACTGTGATCTTTTTCGAGCCTTCTCCAGACTTGATAAAGTTTTTAGTATTGCCGTTTGCCGGCATATACGGATCAATAACTTCAATGTATATTACTTCATATACAATATCATTTGACCCGGGATTCTTTGCCACTGCTTTTTTAATAGTACCTAAGTTATAGGATTTACGTTTATGATTTCTAGCAGTAGCGGCAACATAGTTTCTAATGTCTTGTGTAAGTATGCCAGCATATGCTAACATCTTAATATCTTTTTGTACGCCAAATTCAACATCACCACTTCTATAAATTAAGTCTGGTGGGAAAATATTTGGATTTGAAACAAAGGTTTGATAACTATCTCTTATACTTTGTTTTAAGAACGGACGCATATACAAGTTACTATATAAGTTGTCATCAGGATCAACAACTTCTAATGTAAACTCTTGCTCAACTGCACTGTAACCAAATCTATCTTCTGCTTTTATTGTAACTGTAAATTTACGATCAATAATAGTTTTAGCATCATCAAATGTCATAGCACCACTATCAAACACAGTAAGTCCTAAATTATCAGCAGTACCAAATTGATTTACCTTACCAATAATTTCTCCTGTAATATCGAGTACAAGTCCATTAGGTAAACTTCCGCTAGTAATACTATAAAGTAATCTTGAATCAGGAACAGTAGTTTCAGCAACTACTGATAGGGTTGAAATAAAGTTTGCACTAATTTGACCTAAATTACTCGGCGTATTAAATTTGATAGTTGAATCAACTTCACCTAAAATCTTAACAGTAAAAGTTTTGCTTTTTACTGCTAATTCTGAAAATTCATTATCTACACGAGTTGCTTTAACAGTAAATTTGTATTGTTTTGTAACTGCTGGTTGATAAGGTACACGCCCTGCAATTTCACCTGTGCTACTATCAAGTTGCATACCTGGTGGCAATGTGCTTTCACTGCCGTCGTCATTAAGTGTTTCAAGTGTATAAATTAATCTTCCTGAAAGTGTTTCAGTATCTAATACATCAAGGAAAAATGTTAAGTAATTGTTTGCTCGTCTAAATCCTAAATTGGTAGGTGTTAACCAAAGCGGAGTTCGTAAGTATGTGTTGTCAGCACTAAACAATCCGTTTGATAATTGCATATTAGTGTTGTCAGCACGTAAGAAGTCGTCACCTACTAAGTAGATTTGAAACTTACGTTTTTTAAAAGTATCACCGTCACTAACAGTAACAATAAATTCGTAGAACCGATTTAGTTTACGAGGCTGTTTCGTAGGAATACGATCATCATATATTCTTGTGTCATAAAAGAAACTATCGAATCCATTGGCACTTCGTTCTCCAAAGTCAAACGGAAATGTGCCGTATATATTTGCATCATAGTGTCCACTACCGGCTCTTGCATCTAGTGCTAATACAGGTTCAACTACTCCGACAATTCTTCCATCGGGTGTAAGTCTTACTCCCGGAGGCAATTGACCTTCATCATCTGCAATAAAGTATTCAAGTGTGTCACCTGCCGGTAAGTCTGAATCAATTGCTTTCAATTGAAAGTCCAGTACAGTATTATCAAGTACAAAATACTTTGAGTCTGGATCAACTGCTAATAATCCGTCACGTCCTTGTGTAACCCATTCTGGATCATCAGCACCGTCGATTAAAATTACAAATGTTCTATCTTGGATTGCATTAGACGAGTCGGTTGCTCTAAGTACAAATTTAAATTCTGTAAGGCGTTCTACTTCGAATGGAGTACCAACAATGTACAATCCTTCAATTCGTAGTCCGGGCGGCAGTTTGCCACTAATAACCTCAACGTTGGTAATTGTATTTGAAGAAGTGTTTAGGGGAAATGCCAAACGTATCGTTTCGTTTTCAGCAAATAGCCCTAGTTGAGTTCCTGATTTTTGAGTCCAAATGGTCGCCATCTTGATTCCTTATTATATACTATTTATCGGAAAGGAGGCAGAGTGCTAAACAGGATTAGTAATAGTTCCAACGTCAATTGTTAAGTCAGCAACTGAACTGTCGTCTTGAACTCCTGGCTGTGTAATTGTTCCTAAATTAATATCTATTGAGGATCCTAAATATTCAATAATACTAGAAACACTACCAGTAACAGTACCAAAGTTGAAACCGTAAATATCACGAACATCTACTAAATGTACTAAACTTTCTACATTTCTTACGTTGCGAATATTTCGATTCTGACCATCTAAATCGCCGCCAAGTTGCGGAGTAATGTCAGATGCTAATTCAGTTGCTGAATTAATTGTAATACCGTTTGCACCAGTTGTTTGTGTAGTTACATTATTACCACCTGCAATTGAAAATGTATCACCTTCTGATAGTGTAATATCTCCGCTGTCAGTAGAAACAACTAACTGTTGTAATCCGCCAACACTAGAAATAATAACGCCATTTGCATCAGCAGTAATTGTAACATTGCCGCCAGCAACAATCTTTTTAAACTGTAGGTCGAAACCGCTCTTTTGTGCAAACACGCCTTCACCAACTGACCCTAAGTTTGATGCAGTTGTTTGTTCAGGATTTCGATTGTCAAGGTCTGTAAAGTTGTTATTAACTTTTACAAATGCTTCTCTTAAATCGTCACCAGTACCGTCGTTTGCTACGCCACCTATGTTAACTAAATTAATTGCCATACTAATATTTATCCTATTCCGGTTGTCTCTTAATCACAGTCCTCTTTGGACGAGGATATTGAATGCCTGTTGCGGGTCTTAGATTATAATCCTTTTTAGGATACGCTAGACCAGTTAAAGGACGTTCGTAATTATATTTTGCGTGTTTGTTTGGTGATCCCTGCAGATCGTCTGAATCAGTTGGAATATTTGTTGCCGCATCCCATAGTTGATCATCCTCTGCCCATTTGTTTAACAAATACTCTTTCATTTGTTCTTGATTAAAGTGCGGGTATGTTTCTGCAATACAAGCCACCAGTCCGGCTACTTGAGGACTGGCCATTGACGTTCCTGATATTTTACCTATTAGAAACGAACTGTTTCTTGGATCAGTTGTAGAACCGCCTGTCCTTGAACTCATAATATATGTACCCGGAGCGTAAATATCTACACCCGGACCACAGTCACTAAAACTAACTTTTCGATCTAAATCAGCAGTAAGTCCTATGTCAGTTGCACCAACACAAATATTAGGGATGTCATAATCACCATCTACTGTATTGTCATTTGCTGTTGGTGATGTCCCCCGCATGTAGTAAATTGGATTAGATCCGTTAAGTTCAAATGTATTATCCCAATCAGGTCCACCTGGAACATCATGTTTCCATCGTCCGTTACCAGCGGCACCGATAGTAATAACACCTGCATCAATTGCATCTTCGATATCTGCATCTAATGCCGCAACCCTTGACGGAATGCGTTGCCCGGAAATAAATCCCCAATTATTAAGTTGTGCATTAGTAAATGTACCAGTTGCATCAAATGCATTATTTGTTTCAATTACTAAATCGATTTGAGTTGGAGTTGCTTCGTAAAATTTATATTCATATCTTAAAGAAGGATTAAGTTCATCACCGCCTGAGTTAGAAACATGTCCTTCAAAAATTAATCTAAATATTCTAGATCCAGCAGTACCACTAGCACCATAATATACTCTAAACCCTTTTCGATCCCCTCCTGCTATCATTAGTTTTGGTAGTGCCGGAGTGTTTTCGTCAATGCCACTATACTGTGTGGAGCCGCTGCCAAACGTTAGATAACTGTTTGTGCCCATGTATATAGTACTATAATTTTCGCTTAGGTATGTGATATCAAATGGTAAATTAATTGTCCAATATCCATCGTCTGCGCTGCCAACTGTAGGACTGCCACTTGCAGTCAAAGTTGCTGTACTTCCAATAGATTGTGTTCCTAATGATGTTACAGTAGCCGTAGCATCGCCTCCCGTGAATCCAACAATTGTAGCATTTAGGTCTGCTGATGTAGTTGGATCAATACCTTCAGTAACTGTAGTTTCATATGTTATAGTGTAAATTTCGTTGTTAGGTAATGTAGTGCTTCCGATATTCAGATCAATTTCAACAAATCCGCCGTCAACTGATGTTTGTGAATCTGTTTCAGATGCGATTACAGTATTATTAGCACTTCGAATAGTTAAACTTAGATCAATTTCTGATGTGCCTGTTATACCTTGTGTAGCAACGTTGTGTTGTGCTTGAACAGTTGCCGGTCCTTGCACTTGTACTACAATTGGGGTAGAAGGAATTTCTGCAACTTGAAGTTGTATTTCACCACCAGTTCGTGTCCATCCTGCTGGAGTTGATCCAAAGTCACCATTTGGAGTACCTTCAGTTCCGGATGTAGTAATACGTTGCCCTAGACCATCTCCAGGATTACCTGTAAAGTCCTCTAATTTTTCTGTTGAAGTATATACACCGTATGCACCGTCATACACTCTGTCACCGGTCGGTACAAATCGTGTGCCTCGATAAGTCACTGCTGTTATTTGTGAAAATGACCACTCTGTTGGAAAAATACTCATTCCCCAACTGTTGTTTACTACAGTAGGATTTTTATATCCCGTTTCGGGGTTAACGTCCTTTTGCTCGTGAAATGCTCTAATATAATCAAACACGTAAGGAAAGTTACTATTACCAATATCGCCAGCGTAGTAATACAAGTTATATAGGTTTGCGTTTCTTGCCCATCCTTGACGATTACCGCCAACAGTGCCCATTACGTGATTTGCATGATAACTTCCTGGGATAGAGTAAGTATAATTATCTGGAGCATTAATGTCATCTTGGAATTGATTCCAATCAATTAAGTTAATTCTAGTTTGCGAACCGTCGTCTATGTTCATCGCCGAGGGTTGGTCATACTCTGGATGTCCAGTGTATACACCGTTACCGTCACAAATAATACAGTCAACATTTCGACCAGTAGCATTTAGTTGAATAGTAGCAGTAACTTCAGTATCGCCTGCACCCCATTTGCCGCCACCTTCATCCCGATTTTCTCCGTCGACACAGCGTAGTAATCCCCAATTTAAATCTGTATTGGTATTTCCGCTGTTTCTCGCATACACTCCGGTTTGATCAATGATTTCAAACTCGTCAACTTCTAATCCTCGGTCTGCAGGGTTAAGTTCAACGGCTTTTACTCTTGCATCGTTATTAACTAAATCTGCTTCTGCATCAGTAAGCCAGTATTCTGTTGTCCTTGAATTTGGTCTTTGGTTTGCTGTAACAATTGCCCTATCCGGAATATACAATGCACCACCGGGTGTTTGCATATCGTCATAGAAATCATCTAAGTCGTCTTTTGATTTAAGTGTAACCATATACACTCGTTTTAGGACCTTTTTAGCCAAGGACATAGTTTAGGCCTCCAGTTTTAAAATCTTTATCGTAGTAGTAATTGTAGCAGTGCCGCCGGATTTGTTTTTTACAGCCGCATAAATTGTTGTGTTGTCGGCACTGTTCCAGCCAAGTACTGCTGGTCCAAATTCAATTGTTTGGGCACCGTTTGATAAAACTTCTGCAATCACTCCAGCATCTGGTGCAGGATCTTGTCCTTCGCCTCTACTTGCATCTGCTGTTCTTGCCGCTGTTGATGTATAAATTCTTACCCATGCCGCGGCACTTGTTTGTATACTTAATAGTCCGTAACTTTTAAAACCAGTAAACGCAACGTCCTCTGAAATGTCATTTGCAATACTATTAGTTGATACTGCTACAGTATTTCTTGATGCTAGTCCGTCAACATTTCCACCACCAGCATTTGCATCAACATAAGCCTTGACTGCCGCTTCAGTTGGGACTGCTGTATTTGAGTTACCTGCTAGTGTAGTATCTGAACTAAATTCTGAAATTGTAACACCTGATAAAAATCCAATGCTTCCAGCATTTGTTAATGATACACCAGTTAAACTAGAAACAAAACTAAAGTTTCCTGAGCCATCAGTTGTTAATACATTATTAGCACTACCGTCAGTAATGCCTAAGTCTGTTAATGATTCCGGAGAATCGGTAATTCCAAATTCTGCAATAGTTGTTGGCTTAGTTTGAATGTCGTCCCATTCTGGTTCGTTTGTAGAATTAATCCAAGACAGTCCATTCCATTTAAGTATTTGATCTCCGGCAACGCTAGTAATACTTGTGTCATCTAAATCCGAAACTTGATAAACCGGTTTGCTAGTTACGTTGTTCCAGTCTAAGTAATAAGAGCCGTCAAACCCGTCGAGCGTGTCTGCATTTAGTCCACTACCTCCTGATGTAATATCGTCTGCTGGAATCCATTTATTTTCTAACCATTTTAATACTTGTCCGTTAGTCGGAGGTATAGATGATGTATCAACATCGGACATGTCGTCAATGTCAGTTGGTACAATTGGTTTGTTACTTAGATCATTATAACTACCAGTAGTAGCAATATTTGCAAGATTTGGTCTACCTGTAATTTCGTTATAAGCAATTGAATTGTTTACCCAAGCATCGCCGTTGTATTTTAAAATTTGATTTACGGATGGTGCTGTAAGTGTTACATCAGTTAACCCATCAAGGGCTGATACGCCACCACCTCCGCCTTCACCAACTCCGGTTGCTGTAATAGTTAGTTCGCCAGTACCATCGTTATAGTTTAATACAATACCAACGCCTGCTACTAAAAAGTCTGCTACGCCGTCTTGCAATCGTTCTGTTGAAAAGTATTTTTTAGTACCTTCAACAATATCATCAGTGTTTACTGGAATATCCGGTGCACCTGTTAAGTCAGCATACGCACCACTAAACGGGTTATAAGGAACTCCGTTAATGGTTAAACTCGTTGCGGCAATGTTTCCTGCACCAATGATTCCCGATCCAGTTAAGTTTAAATTATCCCCGATGGGCAATTCTTTTAACTTGTTACCGTCATCTACATCTACAATTAGTGGTATTCTATCAGCCATTATCTTTTCCTATACTATATTTATAGCGCCGCTATTCTTGTTTTAAATGCCGCAAAGTCTACACTTGCCGCCACTTCAGTTTTTAAGTCTGCTAAACTAATGTACTGAGGCATTGTAATCGTTGCGTTAGTAAAATCCACAGGGCAATTAAATTCAACATCATTGCCGCTTTGGAATGCTGTTGTACCATTGTTAAACTCTACATCACCATAGATATCTGTTTGACCGCTTGTATGTCCTATACTTACATCGCTTTGTCCTGCTAATATAACACTACCTGTTCCACCAGCATAAACATATAAATCTATATCGTCTTGTGATTTGACTCTACCTGTAATTACACTATTATTTTCAACATCGCCTACAATCTTACCTGCTACACCGTCTACTAACAGTGTACTATCATCTGCAAAAACACTACCTATAACATCGCCAGTTATATTACCAACTACTGCACCAGTGTGTGTACCTGCTGTGTCACCAGTTATATTTCCAGTAACATCACCGATTAAATTGTTAGTAAGTGTTCCAGTAATTACTGAAGCAGGAATGATGCTGTTTACTGCATCTACTAGTAGGGTACTATCGTCACCAAACACACTACCTTGTGTATCTTGTACTTTTGCAATTTGCCCGTTTTCTAAAACAGTAACTTTGTCGTATAACTCTGTAAAGTTTTCATTTACTTTTGTAAATGCTGTACGGATCGGATCTCCGTCGCCCTTATTAGCACTTGATCCAATGTTTATAGTTTGCTTAGCCATTATACTCTCCCTACCACTGCTTCAACTATGCCGTAGCCGGTGTCGTCTTTGTTCTTAACAGCCTTGCCGATAACTTGTCCAACTCCTGGAGAGTTATTAACTATTGCATATCCCGGAATACTTGCTGTTACTAGCATGTCTCCTTTTCTAACTGCTCCTAGTACTTTAACAGGTACTCTTCCCTGTAGTGCTATTGCAGTAACAAAATTACCTTCAGCCCCAGAGTTCATTAAGTAACCCGGTTTCTCTGAAACAACACCAGCAACTCGTGTGTCGCCTTTGCTGTCAGTTGTTGTAAGTTCTTCATCCCCGCCAAATACAAGTACTGTACCAGTTTCATATTCTGCATCTGCTAAGTAGTTCTCTGCCAAGTCAGCGTATAATGCAGTGTTTGCTTGTGCCGATGTTGTAATTGCGTGTACTACGTTAAACTTATTACTTGCACTACCTAAATCGTAAACTTCAGTAGTTCCTGGTAACATTGCAGTATTAGTAATTACTAGTGTTTGATCGCCTGCTGTTACAAAACCAATTTGGTCTGCGTTACTAAATCCTGTACCAGCACCAATACCAATACCTGTTGAGTTACCATCACCTTCGCCTGGCGCTTCAATAAATGAATGGTATGCCCAATCTGCCGCAACGTAGTTTTCACCAGCAAATGTACTATTTGCTTGGAAGTTACTTTCTGTTGCTCTGCTTGCACCAACATTCAAGTTACCGGTCATTGAGTTATTTGTAATGCCGCCGCCTGTTGTTTGTGAACTTAAGAATACTGTTGTACCTGGATTTGTAAAGTTAACACTTGTACCTGAAGTATCAATTACTTTAATACTATCAATTTCAAGTGCTTGTACATTGATTGATCCGTCTGTATGGGTTTTAACAATTGAACTTGGAGCACCGATTGTAGTAAATGTACCACCTTGCTCAACAACAGTTGAGAACGGAATAGCACTAACATCTCCTGTTGAACTATCTCCATCTGCTCTACCAATTACATGCTCGTCTGCAATGTTTGCAATTTTAGCAACTGGTAGTTGTCCGTCGTCAATACTAACAAATCCGTTTGTACTGCTGAACACAACACTATCAAAACTAGCAAGTCCTAAGTTAGACTGTAAAATGCCTGCCGCTGTTGAACGTGTTGTTGCCGCTTGCATATTAAGTTTGCTTTGTGCAATCTGTGCCGCGGCGTTTATATCTGCGTTTACAATACTGCCGTCAACAATACCAGTTTCTACAGTTTTATCAACTGCATTATAAGTAAATTCAAAATATCCTGTTGGAGTAGCAGTATCAAATTCTGTGCCAGTCCATACAATAATGTCGTTAGCATCTCTAGTACCGTCAGCACCACTACCGTACATTAATGATTCACCAAATGGTGTTCTTCCATCAACGTATCGCTTGTTAGTTGCATCAAAGTCTGCGCCTGGATCTGCTAATGCTGTAAGTTTATTGTTAGCAAAACTAATATTTTGCGATGGTGTAGTTGTACCATCTAATGCTAAGAAGCCTGCGCCTAATGGATTTTCAACAGCCAGCGAATCTTCGTCAATACCTAAGCGTCTGTTTACATATCCTACTACTGCTGATTCAGTCGGAGCCGAGTCAACTGCGTTATCTGTCATTCCGTCATCACTTGAGAATTCAGTAATAACAACACCACGTTTAAATCCAATACCGTCCAAGTTACTTAACGCAATACTTGCCGCAAATGTTACTCGTCCAGTACCTTGGTCAACTGTAAAGAATCTACCAACACGGAAGAAACCATCTTGATCTGTACTTACATAGAACACACGCCCTTTGTCGCGTTCCTGTACTTCATTTGCTTGACTTGGTTGTTGCGGTGCACCGTAAATTTTACTTGGATAGTTACTTGTGTTAAATCCACCTGATCCGATATCATTAAAGTCATGTCCTGTTGCTCTACATACAGAAATATTAACTGTAAGTCCTGCATTTTCTCCACTATCAAGTCCAACACGTAATGTTCTAACTAGTGTTGCATCTTGTAAACTACTTTGGATACCGCTTGCTACAACTGCATCACCTAGTGCGGCATCGTTAATATTATTTTTGTCTTCAATAGTAAGTAGGCCATAGTTTGCTTTTTGTGAGTAACTTAATACTCTATGGACCTTGCCGTCCCATGCAAATAACATGTCTCCGTTATTAAGTCTGTTAATTTCTGATTGTTCTGTAATTGATGTAACAGCAATTACTGTATCTCCAACAGTAGCACCTGATGTACCACTTGGAGCAAATTCTGTTTCTGCTACATAGTTTTGATCAACTACTAACCTAATATAGTCGTAGTTGGAATCAAATGTAACAAAACTTTGATCTGTTTCTGCTAATGCTGTACCAACTGCGTTTGCACTACCAAAAGCAATAGTTCTATATGTAAAGTCATCTTGTTCATCAAATACAATTGCAGTTGATGGTCTAATAACTGCGGTTTGTTCTAAGTTATCAAAGATGAAGTTTTGTAATGATCTAATTTGTACTTTATCATTGTTAGCAAGACTTGCCGCTAATCCGTCATTACCTGAAATATTCAACTTGTAAACTATTTGGTTTCTTGAAGCCCCCGGCACTGTTTCCTCAGTAGTTTGAATACTTGATACTTCGTAACGAATGTTACCTAATGTAGGTCCGTGATCAACTTCAAGTTCAGATACGTTAGTTGGAACAAATTCGCTGTCGTAGATGTAAACAATGTTTTTACCTGCTACGTTAACAGCACTAGTACCGTTATCAAATACACGAGCAGTTTGTACCATTGGCTCAAGCAATGTGATTTGATCAATAACTTCGTTTGGATCAGAACCTGCCGCTACTAGTCCATAGTTACCATTTGAGTTAGATCCGTTCAGTGATCTAATCTGTGAACCGTTGTTTGCCATATACGCCGCATGACAATAATATGAGAATGTTGAAACTTGTTCTGATAGTGCTCCGTTGTTACATACAATACCATAACCTAAGTCGTTAACTTGTGTGTAGTCGTTTGCAAGCATAGACGTGTTACCAGCACTTTGTAATACAATATCTGTAAAGTCTGCAAATTGAAATCCTGCTCCATCGCCTGATGTTGGGTTTAGGAACAATGTTGCAGTACCTGCCGCTTGGTCATAATTTGTAACAGCATCTACTTGATAACGCACACCTTGAATATAAAACGGACATGGTGTTTCTGGACGTCTTTGTCTTAGTCCACTTCCAACACCACTTGAAACGTTTAGTGTAAATGCATCATCCTTACTAATAACAGTACATGTTAGGTTAGCAGTAAATGCATCAATAAACATACCGCCTCTAAATGCTTGTTCGTTTTTACTCTTAGAGAATGAACCACATACCTGTACGTATGGTGATTTAATTAAGATCTGCCCATTTGGGTCAAGTACTTGTGCAAAACCACCGTGTCCTTGCATTGTTACGTTCATGATTCTGTTTGCATCGTTCATCATAAACACGTCAATGTCTTGGTTATTCTTAGGTGGGTTATAACTTGCATCGAACGCAAACTTAATACAATCGATTAAGTTTTCCATGTTGCCTTGTGCCGCCGCTTCTGCTACTGAGTCAGCAGTTATATTTTGATCAACAATTGACTGCCTGCTTGCACCAAATGGAGTTTTACTTAGAACAGCGGCTCCAATAGTTTTAACATAGTTAATTGCGGCAACAGTTTCAGTTTCCTGTCCTGATACAGCACCTAAGTAGTATGCTGTTTGATTTGCTAATGTCTCTGTTCTTCCACCTGTTTTTAAATCAAGTACAAGTCCATCAACAATAAGACCAGTATCTCTTCTACATTTGTTTTCGTTATATGACAACGCAGGGTATGTTGCATTGACATACGCAATAGTTTCTTCAACAATAAACTCTTTGTTTAGTTTTAATAGTTTTGATGCACCTGCAAAATCACCAGGGTTGTCGTCGCCGTTTGATCCAATATTTAAATCTAATGTTGGATTTTCTGTGTAGTGATACCCGTAACGTGGATCAACAAGATCAGGCAAGTTAGCAAGTCCGTTTTCAACAACATCAATAATTTGATCCATTAACACACCGACTCTCGCGGCAGTTCCGGCTTCTGCTTGATAAATTGTATCTCTGTACTGGCTAGTAATTGTTTGTAGTTCAGTCCAATCAACTTGCGGAACAATGTAAGTAGTTACAAGAGTTTTTGTAAACTCTAGTGCCGCGGCTGTTTGTTGCTCTTGTCCGTTGATTAAACTTTGTGTTCCAATATAATATTTCGCCGCATGTTCATATGTTTTTGCATTGCCTGAATATTTGATATCGTGTGCAATACCGTCAAGGATAATTCCAGTATCTCGTTCACACTTGGCTTCGTTATATTCAAAACCGTCCCAGATAGATCCTGGTGTTGCTGTTGCAACTTCGTTTGCAATCCATGCAATCACTTCGTCCTTAACAAATTCTTTGTTACGGTTAATAATTTCAAAAGTGTCAAGATTAGATGATGGAATTAAATCTAATCCATCAAAGTTTGCATCTCTGTAAAAATATGTGTCAACCCATTTAGACTGCGACCCTCTATTCTTTGGTCTAATAATACAACGTCTAAAGTCAGTACCTTTAATAGAACAGTTTACTGGAAGTTTGATCGGAAAGTCTTCGTAAAATATTCCGGACTCAACATGAATAGCAATTTGCTTTTCTCTTGTAAAGTTTCCGTATTCTATTTCCTCACCTTCAACAAACTGCTTAGGTTCAATTAGGAAAATTCTTAGCGTATCTAAATTTGATCCTCTAGTATATTTTACAATTCTAGCAAGTGCTCCGGAAGTTCTACCTCTAATAATCTTACCTGGTAGGATGTCTACGTTAGAACCAATACCTTGGTCAACATAGCCTTGTCCACCATTTGTAATATCCATACTGATAGTCGAGCCTTCAACTAGTGCAGTCGTTTTAAGAACGCCTAATCCGTTTTCGATAATATTAGTTGTAATATCAATTTTAGCAAGAACAGCATTTCGAGCAGTAGAAGATACAATTTGATCTGTATCAATAACCTGCTCAACTCCATCTAGGTTTCTTACTGGAGTAACTGCACCATTTTGTAAAATAGAATTAATAATCAACTTACCGTAGTTGATTGCGGCTAGTGTTTCAGTTAATTGTGTAGTTCGTGCAATCTGTCCACTTACTGAATTGAAATATCTTTTACCTGCCTGAATTGCGTGGAAGTTTGAGTTAATACCGTTTTGGATATCAATACCCAACCCAGATATAATAAAGCCCATGTCTCTTTCACACAAATCTTGATTGTATTGGAAGTCTGGGAACGTTGCATTAACATATGCAACAATTTCTTTTGCAATAAATGTTAAGTTCTGGTCAAGTAACAATCTTGCTGGAACACCGTCTGCGAATGGTGATGAAACTGTTTGGCTTGAAATTACCGAGTTGTCTTCGCCTCCATTGAATGTTACGGTCTGTAAGTATGCACCAGGCTCTAATGGAGACGTCTCCATAATCTCTTCTGCTTTTTCACATGCCTTACCAATTGTCTTGTAAGCAAATTGTAAACTACGTCCTTCTTTACCTACTGGTGAAAACTCTTGTGTATCGTCGCCGTTTGTTCTAACATATAAATCTACAATACTTGTAAAACTTGAATTGTCAACATAAAACTTTGTAGCCGCTTGTAAATCATCTACATCGTTTGGTGTACCACTGCCTGCTAAGTTACCTGGATGGTCATGCAAGAATAGCGGACCTTCCATGTCATCGCCTTGTCTGCGTACAGTAGCACTTCTTGGTAGTGCTTCGGTACTTAAATATGTTCCGTATAATGCTGAGTTGTATTCGGCGTCAACAAGTGTATGATCACCACCAGGATTACCAGCAACACCGGCGTTGGCTAAAATTCTATTTGTATCAGATAATGCATCTGCTGGTGTAGGATGCAAACTAAATGTGTTTGCGTTTACATATCTTACATAGTAGGTTGCGCCTTCTAGCAAGTTTGTTGCAGGCGTTCCTCCTGCAGAAACATTATATTGGAATCCCTGACCATTAATATTGTGGTCGTATCCGTGTCCTGCTACGGTAGCATTATTACCTTGGAAACTACCAATAGTTAATGTATATTCTGAATTATCAGCAGGCTCTGCTCTCATTCTGTTAGCAACACCTTGCTTCTGATATGCCATATCGTTAAACTTCTTGTCAGTAACAAGATCGTGTACTTGAATATTTGAACCAGGATGTGTTGTGTTAAAGTCTACAGCCGCTTGATCTGAAATTGGACCAATGTTACCAAGTGTATAGTTTTTCGAACCGTTTAGGTAGTTACCAATAGTTGGTTGCAAATCTTGGCTAATTGACCCGCCGCTGTTAGTAATTACTAATTGACTTGGGTCAGTGTTGTCAATTAAAATACCTTGACCACCAACTACGTTTTTCATTAACAATTCAGATCCGCTATCATTTGAAACAGGAATCTTATTTGCGCCTAGTTCCTCTGGCGTGTCTGAAAGTGCTGTAAAGCGGATGGTACCACCTTGTCCAAATACAGCGTAAAGTTCATTAAAGTTTTCATTTGTTTTACCAAATGCATCGCGGATACTATCACCAGTTCCGTCATTTCCTTCAACACCTATGTTAATAATCTTTTTTGGCATATTGACCCCTAAAATCCAACCGATTCACCACAGCCACAACTTGCTGTTGATGCTGGGTTTGTTATTGCGAAGTATGATCCGAATACTTCTTTTTTATAATCTATAGTGCTACCTAATAAGAACATGACACTAGTGCCATCTATAACAAATTTACCTTCTGATAAATCAAAAATTTCATCACCATCTTCAACTGTTTCATCTAGTGTCCAGTCATATTTGAAGCCTGCACATCCTCCACCTTTTACTGCTAGTCGAACTGCTGTAGCATTTTGTTCTTTAAGCATGGTTTGCATGTGTTGTTTGGCTGATTCTGTTATTGTTACGATGTCTGTCATTGTACCTCTCATTGTATTTATTATATATTTTGTAAACCGAATGTAATTACATAAATATGAATATGTTTAAACGAATTGAAAAAGAAGTTAAATTTTATGTTCGTAAGTCAAAGAACAACAAAACGCATCCTTATAAACGTGAGAAGTCAGTGGCAATATTTCAATGCGATGAATGCCACGAAGAATTTAAAAGGGATAAAGGTAAAGTTGACCCGAAAAGATTAGATAACTCGTATCACCATGTGTGTCCAGACTGTGACCCTAAACGATTTGCTCAAAAAAAGGGAGTCGAACAAAGACGCAGACTAGACACAACAGTTGATACGTTACTTACTATTGATAAAATTACTCAGACTTCCAAATAGTCCAAGCACCATATGCAATTGCACCATAAGCGACAATAGCCGCAATTGGTTTAAAAATTAGGAAAGCAACACCAGCCGCAACAAGAATTACTCCGTCTAGTGTGGTACGTTCTTTAATACGTTTGTTAATCCATGCTTGTAGCATATTACTTGCCTTTCAAATGTGAATGAAGTGCATTAACTAATTTGTCTTTAGTTAATCTCTTGTCAAGTTCAATTCCGTTTTCACGACCTAGTTCTTCTAGTTTAACTTTAGTTAACTTTTTAAGTTCAGCCTTAGAAGGAACTTTTACTGTTGCTTTTTTCTGTGTTTCTTTTTTAGCAACAACATCTGAAATTTTGGTTGGCTCAGGCTGAGCGTCTGCCTTTCCAAAAAGTTTCTTAATAAATGTAATCATTATTATCTCCGGTTAGTGTATTACTTATGCAACAAGTTTTTGCTTGCTGGTCTTTTCTGAGTAGTATTTATATAGGTCAATACTAGCAAGGTTCTTCATCTTGCTTTCACACATGATATCAAAGTTATCTAAGAAACTAAGTGCATACTCATTTACCACAGGATTAGGATAATAATCGCTATGAGCACGAAGTTTTGCTTTCTTGTGTCCTGCTTCAAGTAATGCTTTCATATCAGGGAAGTCATTGTGTGCAAAGTTTTCAGGTAATGCTTCGTTACGACTATAACTGTAATGCAATGCAGGGCGAACGCCTCGCCATGAATCAATTATGCGTTTAACTCTATCGTCGGTTGGTGAAAGGTAATTTCCTTCACGACACCAGTGGTGGTGTAGATCTGGTACGAGTGCGCAATGGTCGACAAGTTCGAGGCTGTGTTCAACTCCCCATTTGTTTTCATCGTTTTCGATTGTGATTGTGTTTCTTGCTTCAGGCGAGAGTCGTTTAAGTGCGTCGATAATGCCTTGTGGACCTTTTCGACCCGATATGTGGACGTTGCACTTGAAGTCTTGGAATGATTGTCCGTAACCCATATAGCGGATGACATCGGTGTGATATTCAAATTCTTCTATGCTCCTCTCGACAATTTCAGCGTTGTCACTAGCAAGAACGGTAAACTGACCAGGATGCATACTAAGTCTAACATCAAGTGTTCTTGCAAGTTGTCCGACTCTAGCAAATGCTTTTTCGCAATACGCTCGAACATCAGGTTGCTGCCAATAGTAAGCCCAATCACGCTGAGTGTAAACAGGAAGAACATCACTGCCAAGTCGAACCATTCGTAATTCATTTGGTAAACTCCCTACATACTCAATCAGATTGTAGTATGACTGAATATTGTGGACCATAATATCCCACAAGCGTTCTTCAGCAACATCACGAGTCTGACGGTTGAGCCACTGTACTGTTGTGCTACGAGTATTTAGTGGTCGTTGAATTTCTTCAAGCAGTTTCTTCTTCTGCGTTTGATCTGGGTGCATGTATTTACATGCGAAGCCTATACGTTTAATTGTCATAATCTTTCAATAATATCCAAGTGTTTTTCCAGTCTTGTATATTATAGCAAAATCCGTATTGGTTGTCAAGTATTACTTTGGCTAATGGTTCGTCATTGCCGCCTTTGTGCAT